GACCCAGCGGCTATAGTTGCAATACTTATCCCTAAATCAGTTCCATGCCACATGATCTCCAAGAAATCAGCAGCAGCTAATTGGATCATATAGTTTAGCCCTGCAATGAGCTGCCCATCTATCCCGCCATGACTGCTGTGGATTGTAAAGACGCTATTGCTATTAGCTATACCTGCTCCAGTAGGGGTAGTTGCGTTCTTTCTAAACCAAACATCAATGTCATGAGCTTGAGTGTCAGTATTAATAAACTGAGCGCTGAACTGTAAGTTATATATCCCTGCATTAGTTACAGTGAGCTTGGTTGCCATAGCGCCAGTTAAAGCTCTTGAGGTCACTGTTTGAGACACAGAGACGGTATACGTCCCTACACCACCGCTTGTACCCGTTAGCTGGACAACAACGTAGGTGTTAGCGGTAACCGTGGTTCCTGCTATTAACATACCCGGAAAGACAAGCCCTGTTAGCCCAGAGGCTACAGTTAGGACAGTAAGGGCTATTGAGCCTGTAAAGGCAGCAGATCTAGAGCCAACCGATACCCCGCTAGATATGTCTGTAGCTGCAAGACGCATCGGGTACTCAGTAGTGATGCTTCCGCCAGCTTGATTGGTTGTATCGTAGAACGAGCCGTAGGGCAGAGTAACGGCTAGTCCAGACCCTATGAATGTGCCGGTAAAGTCTCCGCCTACAAAGTGGTCCCCAGTAAATGTAGTGCCGTCAAAGTCACCGCCGGTAAACTGATCCCCTATGAACTCTCCACCATAGAAGAAATCACCCCTATAGGACTGATTGAAGAGAGGGGCATTGGAGTCTAGCTTATTGAAATACAGCTCAATCACCCGAATGAGCTGAAGCATGTACTCCCTGTCATATTCTGGCTTAGGGTTAGGTAGAGGAGACGCTCTGAATGACACCATTGCCATTAGCGTTCTCCGTCTGTCCTGCCATCAAGCCTTGGTGTACCCAATGCCCACTGCGTTCCCAATCCATCAGAACTAATCTTTAGAGCTAACTGCCTTGCTCTGGCTCTAATAAAGATCTGTTCCGTAAATGTATCTACTGATGCAGAAATTACATTAGCCGAGTCATCAACATTGCTGGCAAAAGATGACCCCGGAAAGTTTCTAGACCTCATTGTGAAGGTTACTTCAGGAGCTGCTGCAGTTGAGCTGTCAAATGATACATCAGGAATTATCCGTCTGATAAGGGTGAATTTATCCCCTTCATTAATGTCAAAGTCATTTGACTGGATATAGGACTCCATAGGGAGTCCATCATCGTCTATGCCGTCCTCATGGTTTAGCAGAGTCCCAATCTGAGTATCAAAGTCTGTACGCACAGCTTGCGGATGATCTCTTAAAGGAGAGTCCAGCCAAGCAGTCCTCTCTATGTTTCCGTAGTACCAGATCTTTTCAAGATGGTTGTAGATAACGTACTTGTCGTTTGTCTGGCTGGTTAGACTTGGATACATCCACCAGACCTCATTAAAGCCTTCGTTAGTGCCTGAGATAATTTGCTCGGCTTGATCAAAGTTCATGTCATTAAAGACATAGTTTCTTAATGTTGTTGGCAATGTATCTACTCGACCTGAGTAAGAATAGAACTTATCTCTACCCATCCAGTAGGTAATGTTGTTAACAGTGGCTACGCCTCTACCACTGAGTATTGATATGTTGTCTGCGTATTCCTGCAGAGCAAATACGTCTGTAGTTCCAGTAAACTGGAGGGTATATAGATGGGTGTCGGTAAAGACTAAGATTTCCTGCCTTGTTGCTAATGCCCTTATGATTCTAGATCCTCTAGATACAGCCAAGAATCCAGCAGAGGTTGAGGCACTAACGAGCCAATTGGAAGGCTCGTTTTGATTAGCCCATCTTATTAGCAGAGGATTGAATTTGTCTGCAGTTGTTTCGCCATACTCTGTTGCGCCAAACGCAATTAGATGCTTGTCATTCTGAGAGATAAGAATCTGCATTGCTTGGAACGGACACAAGTCAGGGTCAAAGCCATTGGCTGTTGCTACTGCTTGTAAAGATATTGCTCTCTCTGCTAAAGACAAGTCAGCATCTGGATCGGTCCCTCTTTCCCAGTAATAAATACCCTCGTTGCGGATATTCATAATTAGGTCATTATTGAAGTTATCAAACCACCAGTCTCTTTGTGGCAGAGCAACTGGGTTGATTGCTCCAGACCCCCACCCCCCACGACTCCAGCCCCCTACCCCCCACCCATACCCGTATGTCCCGCCAATGTCGCCAACATCTATCTCATAACTTCCAAAGGCTTCCGCTCCTTGGGCTGACTGAATTCCTGTGCCTGTTGTGGTGATATTTATAGCTGAGCCACCAATAGTTAAAGAGAGTTCGCAGGTTGAGCCAGCCGGGGCTATTACATAATACTTTGTATCAATGACCAGAGGACTTGGCAGAGCAGAGGTTGTACTTACATACAAAACATCATCAAGTACTGGGGTATATGTAGTGAATGTAATAACGTCTGAAACATTAGCGGTGAAGATGTTGGTTGATGCGTCTACAGAGGTTGCCAAAACAGGCAGACCTGTTGTTGGGCTTTTGGCTTCAATGGTGTACTCAGAGCCACTAACAACTGTAGCAATCTTGTAATTCTGATTCAGGACTGCGGCAGTTATATTCCCACCCAGACCCAACGCTCCGCTAATGGTCACATAGTTTCCAGCAGAGGCTGAAACTCCAATATCTGTAACGGTGATTGTGGCTGAACCAGCGGTTGCTGAAAATGTTACGTCTCCAGCAGCAGATATATCTGCATATGGGGTGATATCAGAAAGGTTTCCGCCTGCCTCAATATAGACCTTTGCATTGGTCCCAAGACCAAGGAAGTTGTCAGAGAATGTGGTGATCCAGCCCCACATCTGACGGCAGGTTCCTATCAGGGTATTGGCGGTGTATTCTTTCCATCCACCTAATTTCTGCGGATAGCCTGAGTAGAAGCGTACCTTATCACCATCCCACCAGCCGCCTTCGCCAGTGTAATTGGTCTGATCTCGGACGACTCCCGGTCTGAACTGCAGTCTCTGGAATGCCATTATGCGTATAATCCCGGTAGGTATACGGTCTTAATATCCTTCCTGACCGCAGTTAATGCTTGGTTTATCAAGCGTTCTGGATTGTATGATACATGAACCCAGCCGCTATCAGGGATACCTCTTGTGTAGAACTCCAAGATGACCTGTGTGAACTTAAAGTTCTGAGAGATATAAGAGGCAAGATCATAATTAGCCATTCCCGGTATCTCTAAATCTGCAGCACATCCAGTCATATGGTCAGAGGTCTTAGAGCCGCCTGTAGCCTCGTTAACAGCCTTGCATCTGTAGCCGCTATTAATCTTAACTCTGCCGAACTTATCTCTAATCGGCTGCAATATCTTCTCGCATAGAACCCGTAGATTCTCTATCTCTGCCTTGGTTGGGATGTTAGGAATGTTTAAACGAAGGGCAGTCTCGCTCTTAACAAGTTCTTCTAGGGTGAAGTTCTTGGAGAGGTTCATTCTACTAATGCCTGCTTTCTAACCCAATCTTGCAACGCCTCTAGCGTTGCTGAGTTCTGGTTGCACGAACTGTAATTGGCTGAGAGGGTATCGGCAAGAGTTTCAACGGAGACTGCATCAGCAGTTCCGGTGGCTTTGGAAAATGGGTCTGCTGCGGCATCGTGGAACAGCCTGAAATCACCAGACAGAGAAGCAGTAGGAATTTTGGCATTTGTCAGTACCTCGCGTGACTTGGTTTGTATCTTTGCTACCGTATTTACATACTCTGTGGTCACTTGGTCTGAAATAACGACCTGTTCCTTGATAGCTGCGATGGTGCGTACCTGTGAGTCGATTAAAGCCTGCTGGCACGAGCTTACGCCGATTCTGTTACCCAAGTATAGACCGCTACCAAATATCGTCACAGCGATGATTGTAGCGATGGTGATTTTAGTAGCTAAGGGAAGCGCCAGCAGAAACATCTTATTATTCCCTATTGATTAGAGCAATCTTCTCCTGCCCTCTGCTGTGCGCTGAAATTCCGATTATTGCTCCGAAACTCATATGAAAGACCCCTGCCCCTTGCAGGGTGAGAGGAGTCCATTGCTCAGGATGAAGCGTCATCCATAATACCGGAAAGACAGCAAAGTCCAGTATGCATATCAGAAGGTACAGCCATGCAGCGGATGGTCTCCACCGCGTAACAAACCAGCTTACGTTATTAGCCACACCAGAAAACCAATAATCAGTATCACTGTCATGCTTCTCTTGGATGTTTTAATTAGGTCTAGAAAGTTATCTGCAACAGGATCAGCCTTAATAATAACCTCATCAACCTTGGCAATTATTTTCTTAGTTTTTGTTGCAGCCTTGTCTTTGGTTATCATTTTGGATACTTAGTTTTCACGGCTTGTATCTCAGATTTCCAAGCATCAAAACCTTTATGGAACATGGTGTCCAACTGATCTCCTATGCGCGGGTAAGCTGCTAACCTTAAATCAACGTAGGTAAGCGGGACTACTTTAGACGCACGAATATCATCTGCCTCTTTGTCCGTGATGTTCACACACCCGCTAGGAAGAAAGTGCCTATCTGACTCGTTGTCCAGATAATAGACTTCATTATGTTGATTTTTATAATGTGGCATATTGTTCCTTTTTAACGTAGTTCAAGCCATGACTGAGAGCCAGCCCCAAAAGAGGAGATGCTATAAGTGTTACCATTTGGCACAATTAAATAAATAGTGGAAGCATTGAAAAAAGACCCTGCCCCCTCTCCAGCACGAAATGTAAACCCATTCACAGTTCCATTTACATTTGAACCGCCAGTTATGCAGGTAATGAGAACGTAGATAGGTTTTCCAGTGCTATTTGTATAAGTTGTTCCCGCAGAGCGAGATCCAAGCACATTCTGCCAAGTCTGTCCTACCCCTATACCGGCATTTAACGATGCAGCAGTACCGGTGCAATTAGTTAGAACCCCACTTGATGGAGTTCCCAAAGCTGGGGTTACTAATGTCGGGCTGTTACTTAATACTACATTTGTAGTGCCAGTAGAAGATGTTACGCCCGTGCCACCATTAGCTACGGCTAGAGTACCTGCCAGAGTAACTGCGCCAGTGGTTGTAGTGCTTGGGGTTAACCCAGTAGTTCCAGCAGAAAAAGAGTTGACCATAGCTGCTGGTGCAGTACTCGCCCAAGTTGTACCGTTAGACGTTAATAAGTTTCCTGAAGTACTTGGGGCAACAGCTAATAAAGCACCAGTTCCATTCCCTATTAACACGCTGTTTAAAGTCAGAGAGGATGACCCAGTACCTCCATCAGCTACAGCTAGGTCAGTAATGCCTGTAATTGTCCCGCCAGTTATTGTGGCAGAGTTAGTGGTCATTGATGTTAAGGTTGCGGTTCCAGCAGAAATAGACACCGCATTAGAATTCTGAACAGCCATGCTGCCAAGACCTAATGATGTCCTGACTGTAGCTCCTGATTCAGCTACCCAGTTGGTCCCATCCCCAACTATGAAATTATTGTTTGTCTTGGCTAATCCAGAAATATCTTGAAGACCAGCATTGTATGCCTGAACGTCTGTGCCTATAGCCAGACCCAAACTCGTTCTAGCTGCGCTGGCACTCGTTGCGTTTGTTCCACCAGAAGCAATTGGCAGCGGCGTTCCAATTTCCATAGATGTAAGGTAATTAAGCTGCTCTATTACATTGGTCCCGTCTACATACAGAAGAGCTTTTTTGCCATTAGGAATTGTTATTCCAGTACCGCCTGATGTCTTTACCCTAATGCTCTGACTCCCGGCTGTATCATTGTGGACAACGTAAGTCTTCTCTATGGTCGGGACTATTAAGTCCCTAGTCGCAGTAAGGGTTGTAGACACATCAGTGTCAACGTACAAGAATAGGTTTCTTGCGTCTTGACTAGAGTTTGATTCAGTAAGGGTAATGGTCTTATTTGCATCGCTGGTGTATTCAACTACACCGCGACCAACAATAGCCTGCTCCAAGCCGTTCTCAAGGTTGCTATTGGTTGTGGCTCCCCACTCATTTACCTGATCGCCAGTAGCCATCAGCTCAATTTTTAGACTTGGTGTGTAAGTACTTGCCATGATTTATCCTTTATTATTTGAAACGCGGACCCGTTACCCATCCAACTATCTTGCGTCAAATCCTTTTTTGGTCCACCACCAGATAGGCGGTACAGCCCATGTAAATTTTGTTTCATCAAGCTCACCATTTTCATTAAGCGTGGGGATTATATTCTGCGGCATGTCCCTAAGTTCTTGCAAGTAAGTAAGCAAATCGTCTGGCAACGGCTTACCTGCCGAAAGAAAACGAATTGATTCGGAGTCCATATCTGCTATATATGCGTTCCTTATTTGCCGTAGCCGCGCCATCGCCTTCCCATCATCCGCTAAAAGGCTCATGCTTTGCTCCTTTTAGAAGGTTGGATTGAAGTAGTCATAGAATCCGCAAGCGGGAGAAGTTTGAAAATTGACTGTCATAATAGTATCGTAACTTGAGTTGTTATTACTGCCTTGTAAACTTATGTTTGCGCCTCTTACGCCACCACTATATGTGTTGTAACCACCAAAGCCACGCCCAACCTGTTGCGCGCCACCACCCAAATCAATTACCCATGAGTTACCGTTACTAGGTATTGTTCCCGAGTCCGAGCAGTTATCCCCAACAAAAACAACAAAGTTCTGTCTTGTCCCCGCATCATTTATGTAATACAGCTTGGAGACTCTAGGGTGATGACCTACGGTAGTGCTTACTACAACGTACCGAAAATACCGGTATAGTGGACGTTCTAGCAAAGGGTTCCATACCCCACTTGTGCGGGCAACCTCATATTTTAAGGTTGAGGTGTTGTATCTAATAAGCCCGTTTGAAACTGCGGGTCTTTCTCCTGTAGTGCCTACTGGTAGAAGCAATGATCCTGTTACTGAACTGCCCACGAAACCTGATACCGCAAGACTTGTTGCTGCTGCCACCCCTAAAACTGGAGTTACTAGAGTTGGGCTATTCGCATGAACCCCTGCTCCAGTGCCAGTAGACGTAGTTACTCCGGTTCCGCCATTTGCTACGGCAAGCGTTCCCGCAACAGTCACAACCCCGGATGTAGCTCCTGACGGAGTTAGTCCAGTAGTTCCAAAGCCTATTGTAGTTACGCCGCCGCCAGAAGCAGACAATGTTCCCGCAGATAACGACAACCCAGTTCCTACTGTAATTTCTTCTGCTGCCCCTGTTGATGCCGTAGTCCTGCCTAATAGCCTAGCCGTAGCAATTGTAAGACCGTTAGCCGAAGCATATGCACTAGGAGCCACATAGTCTGACGCTGCTGTTGCGGCGCTTACAACGCCGGATACATTGTTGCCCTTCAATATTCCTGTTACTGTTGTTGTTAAGGTTATAGCCGGAGTAGAAGTAGCTGTGGCTACTGTGCCAGCAAAGCCATTGTTTGATACCACTGAGACTGACGTTACTGTGCCGGGAACTGCCGCAGTATTCCCATTTAACTTCTGTATTGCCTGAAGAATAGTATCTGTAGCCGCTACTGTACCTGCCCCTGATGTGTATCCAGTTAAGACCTTACCTATAACCGCTGAGTTGGTTAGTGTGGCTGCGTTACCTACAGAGGTGGCTTCGCCTGTTAGGTTAGCGTTGGTGGTTACGTTACTAGCAGTAAATGCTGTAGCTGTGCCGGTTATGTTAGTTCCTACTAACGCACTTGGAGTGCCTAGATCTGGCGTTACTAGAGCAGGAGACGTTGCTCTTACAAAGACTCCAGTGCCTGTGCCTGTATATTCAGCAGAGGTAGAGTGAAAATACTCAGTAGAAGTTCCGCCCTGTAACCCAGCCAAGTCATTGTGTAGATTAGCCAGAGGTGTATTAACGTGGGTATTCCTATCTTCGCCATTGTAGGTTAGCGATATAGTCCTAGTGGCATCTGAAGTAACAAACCCAAGAATACCCATCTTTGTTGCAGCAGTAACTACAGTTGATGGCTGAGTTGTAATTACACCAAAGTCAGTGTAGTTAGGGGATATAGATGTTATTGTTGGAGTAGTAATTCCAAACAGTTTCTTCCATACAGTGCCAGCTACTGCTGACTCATTGGTGTACCCACTAGGTGTGGTAATAGTTACTACCGTATCAGAGGTTCTAGCGGTTATCTGATACAGACCTTGGGGGGTCTGTAAGTATGATGCAGTTGTATTTGTAGCAGAAGCATCTATCACCGAAGTAGCAAAGGGCGTTCCTGATGATGCTGTAGCTGTGCGGCTTGATCCTGTGCCTGTAGTAGTTACAGTGCCAACAACAAACGGAGTAGCTGTATATATCTGTCTAGTAATGGTTGTAACAGAGCCACCAGCAATGCTATCTACACCCGCCCATATTGTGAAATCATATACCCCAGCATCAAATAGAAGTCTATTCAGCGCAACAGTGATAAAAGCAGAGAAAAGCACAGTATTGCTAACTGCTGTTCCGGTAATGACCTGCTCTGCTGTTGTTACTGGGATGGATGCAAAGGTAAGAATAGCCACATCGTTGTTAGCTCCTGCCGCAGTTATGACTGGAGTGGCGTTATAAAACACAACCCCTGTTCCCGCTGACGCCGAGTTTGGCGCAACATTAACCCAAGCTGTGCCGTTATATCCAAGCAACTCATTAACCAGCGGAGTGTCAATTGATACATCAGATAGATTCTCTAATGGAATAGCTATAGCAGCAGAGCCATCAAAAGACACACCTGCTATGTTCCTTGCTGTAGCTAATACCGTTGCGGCTCCTGCTGTAAGACCTGCTGCAGTGCCAGTTATGTTTGTACCTGTAAAGGCTACTGGAGTACCTAATGCAGTTGCATTACCTGAAGCGTCCAGATTGACTGACTTCTCTGAAGGGTAGGTAACAAATACATCCTTGGTCCCAGCGGCAAATACCAGAGCTGTTGGCTCTGTTGCTGAACTGTTAGATAGAACTGTGGTACGGGTTAATGTAGTACCAGCAGACGTATAGGTTCCAATGCCTACTTCCCACTCATTAGTCCCTTGTCCTGCGATACAGTAGTAGGTGGTATTTCCATCGCCAACTACAGCAAAGGATTGAAAGCCAGAAGCGGCTCCGGCAAGCGTGAATGTGCCATTACCTGCGGTAGTGGATGTCTCTTTTACTCTGTCAGCTAAGATGAGTGCCATATGTCCCTATTATGGTTGAGTTTTTATCACTTGCCAACCACCTGCGTCCGAAGTATTTATTGTACCCCAAGTTGTGCTTTCTGCAGTATTTACTGTACTCCAAGTCGTTGTCGCGGCAGTGTTTAAATTAGCCCACTGAGATGAATCTGCGGTATTTATTGTATTCCAGTCAGTAACCTCAAAGTCATTAATTATCTCCCAGAGCAGTCTTCTCGTAAGAGAATCTGAGGCTTGAGCAAATTCATTAATTAAGGCTATAAAATTAGCCGCAGCAGATGTAGTTGAAGCAGCGCTAATTAGCTCCTGTATGCTTGAATGGAACTCTGCCATGCTTTCAATAGAATCTGAAGCAGAGGCTCCCTCATTAACGAATCCATTCAAGTAGGCTAATGCCTGTACAACCTCCAACCCAGCGGCTGATTCTTGTATAGAACTACCAATACTGTAAATAGAGGCTGCCTGATCTTCTGCTGTGATGCTTTCTTGTATATTGGTTGAGAACTCCTCTATTGAGGAGACTTGGTCTGCCCCCGTAACAGCTTCTTCTATGGCTGCGGCAAAGTCTACGGCTGCATTAACGACCTCAGATCCAGTAACATCTTCAGTAACGGCTACTTGGAAATCTATTAGCGCAGAGGCTTGATCTGTTGCTGTAGCACTCTCTGCTATATAAGCACCAACATCTCCCAGTGCAGACACCGCGTCTATGGCGATTGCCTGCTCATCTATGGCACTATTGATCTCAATTATTGATACAACCTGATCTTCTGCCGTGGAGTTTTCCTGAATTTCTGAACTAAAATCTGCTCCAGCAACTACTTGCTCAAATACCTCTACCTGCTCCGTTATATCCGTTTCAAATGTGGCTACGGCTATCGCAGCGTCAGAAGCGGTGGCTGCCTCTATAACAGCCGAGTTCATCGCAGCTTGTGCTGCTATTGTATCCGTTCCTGTTGCCGACTCTTGAATGTCGCCATTTAACTCTACTAATGAGAAAACCTGATCTTCCGCATCGGCACTTTCCGCTATATCGCAAGCAAATATCTCATCCGCACTAACCTGATCTGCAGCCGTTGCTGACTCATCTGTAGCTACCGCAAAGTCCAAAGCTGCTGCTACAGACTCTAAAACAGAAGCTGACTCATCTACAGCTACTTGGAAGTCTATCAATGCTACTACCTGATCAGAGGCTGCAGCAGACTCAGTAATATCAGAGTTCATCTCAGCCATTGCAAAGACTTCGTCTAATGAAGTTGCTGACTCAGTTATTGCCCCGTTTAAACTTACCGATGAGAAGGTTTGATCTTCTGCGGCAACACTCTCTGCAATGGCTGAGGCAAAGTCTTCACTAGCCGCTACTTGGTCGGATGCTGTGGCTGCTTCTTCAATAGTTACGGCAAAGTCTGCTGTGCTGGAGACCGCATCAGATGCCAATGCTTGTTCTGCTATGTTGTTTTCAAATACAGCTTGGGCGGATACTTGGTCAGCCGCAGTAACTGCCTCCTCAATTGAAGCAAACAAATCTGCGCTAGTAGAAGCCGTATCTGATCCTGTAGCGGCTTCATCAATAGCAGAAGCAAAGTCCAACGTAGAGAATACTTGTTCTGATGCGGTTGCAGCTTCCTGTATTGTTGAGGCAAAGTCTTCGCTGGCTGATACTTGGTCCGCTACCGCCCCGCTCTCATCAACTGTCGTCTCAAATACGGCAAGGGCTTCAACTGTATCAGCCGCAGTAACTGCCTCATTAATGTTATTTTGGAACACAGCAAGGGCAGAGACTTGGTCGCTTGCCGTTGTGGACTCTGCAATACTTCCGGGTAGGCTGCGAGTTGCGTCTACTTGATCCGCGCCTGTGGCGCTCTCTGTAATGGTTGAGGCAAAGTCTTCACTTGAACTTACTTGATCTGCTGCCGTAACGCTCTCATCGACTGCAGTCTCAAATACAGCAAGAGCCTCGACTGTATCGGTCGCAGTAACTGCCTCATTTATATTATTTAAGAATACGGCAATAGAAGAGACTTGGTCGGCAGCCGTTGTTGACTCCGCAATGTCTGAAGCAAATCCAGCAAGAACTGATACTTGGTCAGATGCAGCGGTAGATTCCTGTATTGATCCGGGAAGAGCGCGGAGAGAAGATGCTTGATCCGAAGCTGTAGCAGCCTCATATATCAAAGAACTGAGGGCAGTGGACGCTGTTACTGCATCTGCTGCGGTAGCTGACTCACTTATTGATACAGAAATGCCGGATGATGCCGATGCAATGGAATCTGATGCAGTAGCAGATTCTTCAACAGAGCGACTTATGTCTGTGCTGCCAAAGATTGAATCTTCAGCGGTAGCGGATTCTTGTGCAGAAGATATTAAGGTGACATATGCGGATACAGCGTCAGCACAGGTCGTTATTTCTTGAATCTCACGATTCGCAGTAGCGGTATTTGATACTTCATCAGAAGCAGAAGCTGACTCGCTAACTTCAGCGTTGAGAAAAGCCCCTGCTAGTGACGCAAATGGTG